TTCTCCCCCCAACACACATAAAAAAACCAAAAGGTATACAATAGTATTTAACGTAGTATGAGTTTTAAAAAGAATAAATATCAAGTTATACGTGGTGCCATATCAAAAGAGGTAGCAGACATAGCTTATATGTATTTACAAATATCAGCAGAAGCAGATAATTGGATGCTAAACAATAATGTAACTCATGCTGGCAATAAACTTATAGGTAATTTTAAGGATAGTCAGGTTCCAGGTTCCTACGCTAAATATAGTGATAGATTAATGGAAACACTGTTAGTTAAGACCATAGACGTTATGCAGAAAAAGACAGGACTTAAACTGGTACCTACTTATTCTTATACAAGACTCTACAGAAAAGGTAATATTCTAAGAAGACACAAAGATAGACCTAGCTGTGAGATATCAACCACATTAAATCTAGGTGGAGATAACTGGCCTATATTTATCGATCCTACGGGGTCTGACAACGTCATAGACGAGCATAAAAGCATACATAGGCCTGGAGCACCCAAAGGTGTAAAAGTAGACCTAAAACCAGGAGATATGCTTATTTATTCTGGATGTGAGTTAGAGCATTGGAGAGAGCCTTTTCAAGGCAAATTATGTGGTCAAGTATTCCTGCATTATAATCATGCAGACGGAAGGTTTGCAAAGACCAATTTGTATGATAAAAGACCTATGCTAGGAATAGTCAAATAACGTTGAACATCAACGCAATCTAATATAATCTGGAGATCTATGCTACAAAAGATAGGGTTTCAACCTGGTATAAATAAACAAATTACTGCAACAGCTGCGGAAGGTCAGTGGATAGACTGTGATAATGTTCGTTTTAGATATTCCACACCTGAAAAAATAGGTGGTTGGAAACAATTAGGAGCTGACAACGTAACAGGTGCAGCTAGAGCTTTGCATCAATTTACAAATAGTGAAGGCAGAAAGTATTCTATCATAGGAACAAACAGAATTTTATACGCTTATTCAGGTGGTGTGTTTTATGACATACACCCTATTAAATCTACAAACACTCTTACAAACGCATTCAGCACAACCAACGGATCAACGACTGTCACCATAAATTTTTCTGGTGACCATGGTATTACGGCGGGAGATATAGTTTTATTAGATAACTTTTCATCTATTACAGATTCAAATTTTGGTGCATCTGATTTTGATGACATAAGGTTTATGGTAACAACTGTTCCCTCATCAAACACAATTACAATTACAATGCCTTCTAATGAATCAGGGTCTGGAGCTAGTGAGTCAGGTGGTATTAGAGTTCAACATTACTATAAAGTAGGACCCGATGTACAATCACAAGGTTTTGGTTGGTCACTTGGTTCTTGGGGTGGACAAGAAGTGGGAGCTTTTACAACAGTTTTATCTTCAGATATAAATGCATCTGCAACAAGTATAACATTAAATGATGCATCACAGTTTCCTAGCTCGGGAACAAACTTTGTGCAGATAGGCACAGAAGAAATATCCTACACAGGTATATCAACAAACACACTAACAGGTGTAACTAGAGGTGTAAGAAATACCACAGCAGCATCACACTCTTCAGGAGCAACAGTAACTAACTCATCTAGTTTCGTAGCTTGGGGTGAAGCAGCATCAGGAGACTTAATCGTGGATCCTGGTATGTGGTCTATTGATAATTTCGGTGACAAAGCGATTTGTTTAATCGTAGATGGTGAAGTATTTGAGTGGGACTCTGCAGCCACAGATGCAACTAATTCAAGAGCCACAATTATATCTGGTGCACCAACAGCATCAAGACACATGCTCGTATCTACACCTGATCGACACTTAGTATTCTTTGGTACAGAAACGACGATTGGTACGAAGTCCACACAGGATGATATGTTTATTAGATTCTCTGCTGTTGAGGATATTAATACGTATACACCTACAGCAACCAATGACGCTGGCACACAGAGACTGGCCGACGGATCACGGATCATGGGAGCCATTAGAGGTAGAGATGCAATCTATGTATATACAGATACAGCTTTATTCTTACAAAGATTTGTAGGTCAACCGTTTACGTTTGCCTTCGTGCAAGTTGGAACAAACTGTGGATTGATTGGTAAGAATGCAGCGGTAGAGGTGGATGGTGCTGCATATTGGATGTCAGAAAATGGTTTCTTTAGATATGCCGGTGCCCTTGAAACGTTACCATGTTTAGTTGAGGATTTTGTTTATGATGACGTAAATTTAGATTCTGGTAATCAAATGATATCTGCAGGATTAAATAACTTGTTTGGTGAGATTATGTGGTTCTATCCAACATCAAACTCTGCGGTGGTTAATAAAATGGTTTGTTATAATTATCAAGACTCTTCACCACAAAGACCTATATGGACAGTGGGTACATTAGCAAGAACAGCTTGGGCAGACTCAGCTGTGTTTGGTAATCCACACGCTTTAGAATATGATGCAGATGGTGTTGAAGGATCTAGTTCATCTACTTATGTACAAGGTAATACAGATGGTATTTCAACATACTATCAACACGAAACAGGAACAGATCAAGTTAAAGGTGGAGCAGTAACTGCAATAACGGCAAATATATTATCAGGAGATTTTGATATTACACAAAGACAACCAGGTATTTCAGATCTTAGAGGTGATGGAGAGTTTATAATGAAAATAAGAAGATTTGTGCCAGACTTTGTTTCGCAAACAGGTAATACACAAGTCACATTAAATTTAAAAAATTACTCAAACGACACTGCGGCTAGTTCGGCACTTGGACCTTTTACAGTAAGTTCTTCAACTACGAAAGTAGATACAAGAGCACGAGCAAGAGCAATAGCTTTAAAAATAGAAAACACAAGCACTAGTCAAGACTGGAAGCTCGGCACGTTTAGACTAGACATACAACCGGATGGTAGAAGATAATGGCAAAGATAGTACAAGTATTAACAAGACCTAGTGAGATATATAAACAATCTGTAGCCGATGCACAGGTTAGAGATCTCGATGGTGTTATACAAAAATTAAATACAACTTACCAACAAGAATTAAAAGATGAGATGGAAGCAGAAAGCTTCTTTATAAATTAATGGCAAACAATTTTATAAATAAAAAAGCAGATCTAACGACTACAAATCTTACGACATTATATACAGTGCCGTCGTTTAAAACTGCTGTGGTTAAATCGATTTTAGTATCTGAAGATGCAGGATCAGGAGCTAATATTACAGTGACTTTAGTGGACGCATCGTCTAATATATTTAGCTTATTTAAAAGCAAAACTGTATCCTCAAATACTACAACAGAGCTATTAACACAGCCTCTTGTTATGGAGGCCAGTGAAGCTTTGAAAGTCCAAGCTAGTGATGCAAATGAACTGCATGTGGTAGCTTCTATACTAGAAATAGAACCAAGAGAGGTAACAACATAATGCAAACAATAAAGCCAGAAAAGATAATAACAACCATATCTAACCTTAAAACGGGCGAGATATATAAGTCAGAGGACGAATGGAAAGCAAAAGGAGTGCCAGAAGCAGAGATTAGAAGAGACGTAAAAGTAATCATGCCTTCGCTTGATTTGTTCCCTAAAACAAAGTAGTGTGGAAAAATGGCGATAACTAGATCACAAATGAATGGCACCTGAAGGTGAGTTTCTTGCTTACATAAATCCAAAAGAAGCACAGATGTTAAAACAAGCTGGTGGTTCTGGTATTATGACACCGATGGGTATTCCAAGTTTTGTTGAGTATGGAACTGATGACGCAGGCACTATGAGTCAAGCTTCAGCATCTCAAAGTCAAGTAGACAGTTTTAGTGGTGGAGGAGATGATCCAATACAAGATCAAATTCAAAGTAGACCAGTTCAAAAAACACCTGTTAGAGATATAGTTGCAGGCGGATTAGATACTATCGCAAGATTTACTATTCCTGGATATGGTAGAGTTAGAAGTGCCATGGATATTTCAAATTTCATTAGTAGAAATAGACAACCTCAAGTTACTAATATTGTAGATGAAGTTGCATTAACAGGTGGGCGTACTGCTCCAACAATGCCTGAAGGAGATAGTGATACACAAATAGCACAACCCATAATGCCTATCATGCCACTAGTTCCAAAATTACCAACGGATATAGAACCACCAAAAAGTGATATGGAATTTGTACAAAGATTTAGTTTACCAGAAAGATTTAGATTAGCGGATGGTGGTGATGTTTCTGTAAAAGATGCAGAGAAGATGGCACCTCCAGGTGAATCATTAGCATACATTAATGACGATGAAGCAGCATTATTAAAATCATTAGGTGGTGCGGGTAAAGCTGTTAATCAAACAGGCATACCATCATACTTTATTAAAAAAGTTTTTAGGAAAGCTGCTAAGGCAGTTAAGAAAGTTGTTAAGAGTCCAATAGGAAAAGCTGCGTTATTAGGTGCCGTTGGTTTTGGTATACCAGGAACAAGCGTCGGCGGTTTATTTGGTAGGGCTAGTTTTGGAGGAGCTGCAAAAGGTTTATTTGGAACAAAAGGTATATCTCCATTTTTATTTGGAACACCCTCAACAGGAGATATAACTAGCGTCGGTGGATCAAAAGGACTTTTAGGAAAATTAGGTTTATCATCAGGTTTTGGAACAAAAGATTTAACTAAAAGAGGATTAGCTGCCGCAGGCATAGGAGGAGCCTCTATATTAGGGGGACTTGCAGCAGGACAAGAAGAAGAAATTGATTCTCTAGCAGGTAGAATAGCAGATGAAACAGGTATCGATGTTGCACAAATTAGAAAAGAAGTTCA